TCGCGCTTGGTCATGCGCGCACCGCCCCCCATTCCCGCAAAACGGCAATCGGCGCGTCGCGGCCGAACGTGATCGCATGCGGGACGCCGAGCTCTCGGAAGCGATCGCGCAGTTCTATCTGCTCGATAGACGTCCGCCCGCGCTCAGTTTTGAGCTCCAGCCAGCCCGTCCGCTCGCCGAGTAGAGGACTGAGTACGATCAGATCGAACAGTCCGCGCGTCAGTCCGACCTGACCCTGCGCCCACGCATTGGGAATGCAGGCGACCAGCGAGCCGGGGACGCCAAGCTTCTTCCAGTGGTCGAGAACAGCCCCCATTATGTCTGCTTCAGACATGGTCACGTCTGTTTGCCTGTTGTTCTGACGCCGTGGCCCAGCCGCTGTTCGACGGCTCATAATTTCCATCAGGATCTCTTCGGTCGATGCTGTGTCCACGACTCGGCCGTGGACCCATGTCCTCCAGAAACGATTCAAACGATTTCCATCGTGCGCAAACAGTGATGCCGCGACCGCCGTAGATCTCGTAGCTACGCGTCTTCGGATCGATGCAGCGCTGATGCATCGCACACCACGAGAGATATTCAGGAGATCGCTGACCATGTCTCGCATGGCCATGCGTGCGATTAGCAAGACCCCAGCGCCGTTGGCGTTCCCGCTGCTCGCAGCCACAGGACACTCTCGTCTCTGCAATAAGGCTGGCTTGAAGACAGAGCTTGATGGTTCCACAAGCGCATTGGCAAACCCAACGTGCTGCACCTCTAGTCCCAGCATCCCCACGTCTGACCACTGTCAGACGGCCGAACGTCACTCCTTCCAAATAATGGACAACTTTCCCGCCCCTGAAGACGGCAGTCGGCCATGGATAAGGGATCAGTTCCTCGGTCAAAACGGCCGCCCCTGTAACCTATTGTCAAATGACAAAAATGAAGTCGCAGGCACCGCCTCGGTCCATCTCTGCATGATCTGGAAGGAGGGATCGCGGCGGCCGGTCTCGATCGCCCAAACCGTCGCCTTCGAACAGTTGAGAAGCTTGGCCAGCGCCGCCTGAGAGAGCCTCGCCTGCTGGCGGGCCCTGACCAGGGATGTCCGTCGTTGTGTTATACGTTCCATGGTGATATACCTAACTCTAACGAGGATGCATGTCAAGATAGTTGACACGTAGTGATATAGATGCCATATGGGCTTCAACAGGAACCCGAGAGGATGTTATGATCGACCAGCCGACGAATTTGGAACTTGAGGGGCCGGCCCCGCCGGCCGCCCCGAGAGCCGCTCCCCGGACCCGAGAGCCCTCTCGCGGCTCCGGGGAGAATGGCTCGCTCATGAACGCGCTGCTCCGCGTCATGAAGGATCCCAAGGCGGATCCGGCCAAGCTCGACGCCGCCTACAATGTGATGCAGCGCATCCAGAAGGACGGCGCCGTGCGCGCCTTCAACGCCGCCATGGCCAACGCCAAGGGCGAGATCGCTCCGGTGATCAAGAACCGCCAAGTCGATTACGACAGCGGCAAGGGGCGCACCCGATACGCCTACGAAGATTTCGCCGCCGTCGCCAACGCAGTCGATCCGGCGTTCGCTAAGTTCGGGCTCGCCTACCGCTTTCGGGTATCGCAGGACAGCGGCGTGGTCAGGGTGACCTGCATCATCAGCCATGCCGACGGGCACAGCGAAGAGAACCCGATGCAGTCCCCGCCTGACACCTCGGGTTCGAAGAACGCCGTGCAGGCGCTCGGCAGCGTGGTCACCTACCTGCAGCGCTATAGCCTCAAGGCGGCGCTCGGGCTCGCTGCGACAGTCGACGACGACGGCCGCGGCGGTCCCGACAACACCCGCTTGATGGACGGCGACCCGGTCATCGACGCCGAGCAGATGGCCTATCTGCAGGAGCTTCTCACCACCCATAACCGGACGGTCGAGAAGGTCGAACAATGGGCGGGCTGCAAGCTCCCCGAAATGCGTCGCAGGAAATTCGATCAAATCGTCGCACTCCTCACGAGAGGGCAACCGTCATGAACGAGATCGCCAACCCACAGCAGGATCCGTCGTGGATCAAGAAGCGCATCGGCAAGGCCACCGCGTCACGCATGGCTGATCTCATGGCGGTGACCAAGAATGGCCCGTCCGCCAAGTGCGTCGCGTACCTCAAGGAGCTGGTGTTCGAGCGCCTCACTGACCGCGCCGCCGATCACTTCGTCTCGCGCGACATGCAGTGGGGCATCGATCAGGAGCCGAACGCCCGCGCCGCCTACGAGATGATAACCGGGGCCGACGCGGTCGTGCCTGACTTCATCGACCATCCGACGATCGCCGGCTCCGGCGCTTCGCCTGACGGTCTGGTCGGCGATGATGGACTGGTCGAGTTCAAGTGTCCCTCGAGCATGACCCACATCGACACGCTGCTCGCCGCCGCCGTGCCCGAGGAGCGGGTCCATCAGCTCATGTGGCAGATGGCGGTCACGGGTCGGGCGTGGTGCGATTTCGTCAGCTACGACCCGCGCCTGCCCGCGCATCTGCAGATTTTCGTCAAGCGCGTTGCTCGCGACGAGGCGCTGATCGCGAAGATGGAAGACAGGGTGAGGGCGTTTCTGACCGACGTCGATGTCGCGATGCAGACGCTTGGGATTCGCTATCCGGCGACCAGCGAACTGTTTCCCGCATGAGCGAGCAGCACCCAGGGGCATGGATCTGGGGGCTTCCAGGCCTCATCGGGGCTGCGCTCATCCTGGTCAGCGTCATAGCCTTCGCTATCGGCTACTGGGACGCACGTCCCCAGGACATCGAGATCCATATCTTAGGGCCGTCGAAATGAGCGTCGCTCTTCCATCAGACGAGCAGCAGCAGCGAGCCAAATGGGATTTGCTGCTGCTCGACATCGAGGCGCGCACAGAACAACTGCGGCAGATGAAAACGTATGAAGGCTGGCGACTTGTCATCCAAGCCTTGGCTGCAGCCGGCACGCTGCTCATCGCTGGCGCCGCGGTCGGCGCCTTCATCGCTCACCTACTCAAGATATGAGAATCTCGAAGACCATAACCGCGAGCAACAGAGCGGAGCTGGTCAGGGCCGTTCAGTCCGCTCCGATCGGCGCTCAGATCGAATTGGTCGACTCGCCATCGACCACGCCGCAACGCAGACTGATGCGCGTCCTACTGGCCGATCTCAGCAAGCAGTGCCGTCACGCCGGTCAGACCTGGGATTCCGAGGCTTGGAAGAGCGCGTTCATGAAGGCGCTCGGTTGGCGTTGCGGGTTTATGCCGAGCCTCGACGGCGATGGCGTGGTCGCGGTGGGTTATCATTCGAGCAAGATGAGCCGGGTTCAGATGAGCGACATGATCACCATGATGTACCAATACGGCGATGAGCACGGCGTGGTGTGGAGCGAGCCGAAGGAGAAGGTCGCATGAGACGTGAGTTCTCCCCCGCCCTGCAGCTGGCCATCATCAAGCGCGCCACCGACCCCAACGGACAGGTCCACTGCTCGATCTGCGACATTTGGGTCAAGTCGCCGCAGGAGTGGGAGATCGACCACGTCCTCGAGGAGGCGATGCTCAGCGACGCCGACAAGGCGCGGCCGCTCACTGTCGCCCATGGCCAGCTTGTTTGTATCATATGCCATGTGGTCAAGACGGGCCAAGCCCTCACGCGTCTCGCGAAGGCGAAGCGGATCGAGGCTCGCGCGCACGGGATCAAGATCAAGCGCGCCAAGACCAAGCGGCCGCTGAAGACCGCCGCCGGGCAGACCGAACTGCAGCGCCGCTACGGCATAACCGGGGATGAGCCATGATCAAGGCGAGAGGCACGAGCAACGGGCGCGACACAGTGTTCATCGGGTTGAGCTTCGGCAATCTGGACCGTTTCCGCGCTCAGCCGATGGACACGTTCATCAAGATCGACGGGTCCGAGATGGACCTCCCTTACGACATCATGATCTTCTCCGGTGAGACTGAAACGCAAATGGGCGATTGGATGACAGAGAGCCTTAGTCCTGGCGCCGTGGTTCACATCAGCAAGCGATCAAAACAGTGAGAGACCTGAGCCAATACGATCACTGGCGGGTCGACGCCGGGCATGGCTGGCTGGGTGATGGAACGTGCGGCGCGT